CGCGGCGGCCTCGACGATGCTGGCGGCCATCCACGGGCTCAACGGGTGCGGCCGGAACACCCGCCCGACGTCCGCAACCAGCAGGTCCTTGGGTGCGTACCCGGGCACCGTGACCTTCCACGCGACGTGCCGACCGTCCCGATCGAAGACGGGCTCGTTCACCCAGTGCGGGAGGATGAGCTGCAGGCCGATCGCGCGGCCGCCGCCTTCGTTGCGGAGGATGTGCCAGAAGAACTCGCCGTGGATGCTGAAGCTGATGTCGGTGCGCTCGATGAAGTCGCCCCACGATTCGGTCGGGTTCGGGCGCGCGAGCACATCGTTGAAGGGGTGGCGCGTGTCGAGCTTCCACTCGTCGCGCGTGTCGCCGAGCCGGCGGTAGAGCGCCCAGTCGAGGGCACGCATCTCCTCCGCGATGAACGAGCTCGCGGCGAACACCCAGCCGGCGTACGTCTCCGCAGCGCCCCGCTTGGTGGTGATGGGGTTCGGGTCGATATCGCTGCCGGGGATGATGCGACCGAAGCTAAGGCCGTACCTGGGGGTGTTGAGGGCATCGCGTTGACCTCCGAAGAGGGAACGGAGCGAGGCGAGGACACTGCTCAACGGGTGTGCTCCCTTCCCTGGGTCAGGCGAAGATCTGAGGATCGCCAGAGTCGAACATGGTCTTGAGGTAGTAGCGCTCTTCGTCCTTGGTGTGGTCGTGCTGCTTCAGGGGCTTGTCTTCGCCGCGGGCCTGGGCCTTGGTGTCCCAGAGGTAGGCGCCGTAGTCGCGGATGCACTGCGCGTTGCCCGGGTCGCGGCGGATGCGGTACTCGCCGTTGCGGAGCATGCGGGCCTGGATTCGGATGCCGTCGAGGACGGTGTTGTCGGCGTCGCGGACCTCGAGCTTGTGCCGGATGAGCTCGGTCTTGAAGCTTGCAGCGCTCGGGTCGAGGAAGACGTACCGGACGGGCATCGGCAGGCTCTGCGTCCATTCGAGGACGTCGCGGGCGTACTCGCTGTCGGTCTTCTGCCGGCCGGTGGCGCGACCGTCGTAGTACCAGCCGGAGTGCCGGACGGCGCGAAGGTCGCCATCCTGCACGCCGTTCCAGGAGAGGTACGCGCCGACGCTGGTGGCGTTGCTGGTGCCGTAATCGAGGCTGAGGTCCAGCTGGTCGGCGGGTCGCTCGGGAAGGTGGTCGATGGTGTGGTCGGTCTCGTGGAAGAAGTCGTAGACGGCGCCTTCGGCGGCGACCCAGAGGCCCTCGATGAAGCGCTTGAACCAGAGGCTTCCCTCGCCGTACTCGAGCTTGAGCGAGCGCACGTACTCGGGGTCTAGCGAGTGGTTGTCGTCGAGTTCGAAGTGCAAGACGCGAAGGTCGAGGTCGGAGCGGTCGATGAAGCTGGTCTTGAGCCAGTGGTAGGGGCCGTCCGGGTTGGTGGTGCCGAAGAGCTTGGCGCCGCGGACGCTCATGCGGGCGAGGAGCTGCCTGAAGACGCCCTCGGGGATGAGCGTGACCTCATCGACGTACGCGCCGGCGACGGTGAGGCCGCGCACCTTGCCCTCAGCGCGGAGGTCGTTCGCGCCGATCAGCAGCACCTTGCGGCCGTGAATCCAGACCTCGCCGGCGCCGCCGACGTACTTGTACGCGCGGCTGCCAACGATGCGCTCGATCTCGTCGAGCACGTTGCGCTTCAGCGTGCGCTCGGTCTTCCCGATCATGACCAGGTGGCCTTCGGGCGCCGAGCGAATGTAGAGCAGCCAGCGGATGATGCTGCTGATCGTCTTGCCGCTTCGGACGCTGCCGTGCCAGAGGTTCAGGCGCGCGGTGCTGTCTCGGATGCTGGCGGCGGCCTTCTCGCTGAAGACCCAGTCCACGGTCAGTTGGGCGGGGGGCGGGTCCCCACGGTTTGAGAGAGCGCACGGGCGATGGCGTCGAGCTCACCCTCGGAGTCGTTGCCGGCGCTGGTGAAGAGCCCGCGGGCGCGGCCGAGCAGCTCGGCGGCCTTGAGGCGATCGCGGAACGACACGCGGAATGGAATGACGAGACCGTCCTTGGTGACGTGGTCGTCGGTGAGTTCGTCGCCGTTCTGGTCCTTCCCGCGCATGACGCGGGTGAAGAACTGCTGGATCTCTTCGGCGTCGGCGATCGAGGCGCTCTGGAGCTTGGCCGCGAGCTCGTCGAGCCGTGCGGCAACCTGAGCATTCCTGAGCAGGCGTGCGGCGCAGACCTCGGCGCTGTTGCCTCGGGCCTTGTAGCCGGCTTCGATGTACGCCGTGCTGGACGGGAGTCCCTTGGCGATGCCTTGGGCGAACCTCTCGTGTCGGATGTTGGTGAGCACGTGGGTCCTCCCTTCGGTGCATGCTGTGGGCATGGATGAGATCGCGCGGGTGGTGGGTGCGAGTGCAGCGCGTGAAGCGTTGCTCGCTCGGTTCTTCAAGAACTGGACGGTGACGGAGCAGCCGGAGATGTTCGAGCTGCATGGGTGGTTGCAATCGGGGGTGCAGGTGCGCATCTCGGGCTTGAAGTCGCATGTGACGCCGGTGTTGAGGGTGTTCTTCGAGGGTCTGGAGCGGTTGGAGCAGAAGTAGGGCGCCCGCCTGCCGAAGGGGTGACGGCAGCGGGCGTCAGGAGGTCCCCGCGCATCGGGGGTGGTGCCGGTGGCGAGAGTCTCACTCGCCCGAGTCGCATTGGTTTCACGGTTGAGGCCCAGGACGGGGCCTCGCTGCGATCGTGGTTGCGCTGACTCGCGGATCTGGCCGGCATGCATGAGCAGACCCCCGCTTGTGGGCGGGGGTCGCCAACGGCACCGAGGCACCGTTGGAGGTTAGTAGTTCACGAGATACTACCACGAATCGGTTCTTTACATCGCTCCTTGGCGTTCGAGGGTGTATCCGAGGGCGTTTAGGCTGATTTCGTCGTCGCGGATGAGGGCGTCGTTGATGTCGGCTTCGTCGATCGGGAGCACCTTCGTTGCGGCTGCGATGCGTTCGAGGACGGTGGCGACGGCTGCGGTGATGTACTCGTCGGTGCCGTTGCGCCTGAGGCCCATGACGCCGTGCCGGTTGGCTTGGGCGTGGAAGGGCGCGCGGCAGGAAGCAACGCGCCGGGCGGTGTCGAACGCGTCGGAGTCGTTCGGTTGGGACGAACCGATGACGTGTGCGTAGTCGAGCTGGTCGAGCATGAGTGCGTGCGAGGTTCCGCCAGGCCAGTCTTCGCCGTAGAGGATCGCCGTGATGAACTCTTCGTGGTGCAGTTCGATGACGGCGGACGCGCTGGGCGCCTGGGCGACGGTGGCGGACTTGGGGCCGGCCTGGTACCCGCGCGGGTTGGACTTCGAGAGGTCGCGGGTGACGGTGTGCGTCCGCCAGCGGTTGCGGCGCAGGTGGGGCCAGAGTGCGTTGGCGATCGCCCGCAGCATCGTCGTGTCCGTCACCGTTGCTCCAATCGTTCGCTCGTTTTCCGGTCGTAGTGGAGGTGGTCGGGCGTCATGGGTGGTTGTGGGCTCCGTCGACGCCGCTGGCGCTGCCGGGGTTGTGCCAGGCGTCGGTGAGGTTGCCGGCGAGGGCGCGAGCGAGTTCGGGGTGGTGCTCGAGCGCGTCGTCGAGGGCCTGCTGGGTGCGCGGGGAGCGGGGGCGGCGGGTTGTGCCGGGCGCGGCGTTGGCCGCGAGCTTGGCGAGGGCGGCGTCGCGTTCCTCGAGTACGGGCGTCAGGAGGGCGTGGCTGGTTTCGAACGCGCGGCGGGCGATGGCGAACTGCTTGCGGGCTTGCTCGAGCTCCCGCTGCAGACCGTCCGCTCGGGCGGTGGCGGCCTTGAGTCGCTTCTGCAGGTCGTCGACGGCGGTGGTGTTCGCGGGCGTTGCGCGGTTCGCTCGGCCTGGCGCGCGGCCGGCGTACGCGGCGAGCGTCTCGGGGGCGTGCTTGCGGCGGGCTTTGCTGGCGGTGGGAACGGTGACGCCGCGTTCCTTGGCGATCGCGCTGGTGCTCTTGCCCCAGTCGACGTCGGCCCACTTGGAGAGGGTCACGCGGCGCGCCTCAGTTGCTCCGGCCGATACGCACGCACGATCTCTGACACGTCGTCCGGGTGCCACACGAGGGGGCGGCCGGGCCGGTGCATGAGGCGCACGCGGCGCGCGTGCTGCGCGAGCTTGCGGAGGCGGCCGCGCTGGTGGATGAGCTGGTTGGCGGCGTGCTGCTTGTCGATGCCGAGGCGGCGCGCGAACTCGCGGGTGGGAATCCAGTCGAGAACGTCCGTGTCGGCTTGCTCGATGGCGGGGAGGTCGATGCGGTA